CCTTCACTATTATAAATTGGTTGAACCTTACATCCAGGGTGAATACATGTTTTGTTTTTTACATTCACCATCCCATCTAGTTTGTGAGTAGCACAATACGCAGCCTTGACTTCACCTTCACTATTATAAATTGGTTGAACCTTACATCCAGGGTGAATACAAGTTTTGCTTCTTACATTCACCATCCCATCTAGTTTATGAGTAGCACAATACGCAGCCTTGACTTCACCTTCATTATTATAATTTGGTATAACCTTACATCCAGGGTAAATACACATTTGTTAAAATAATATAGACAATATCCTTTAAACAAATATCTTTAAACAAATATTTATATCAATTTTTTATTTTGTGAATCGGTGTTTGAAATGTAAAAAGGTGTAACACTTTGATTGAAAAACTTTATATTCTTTATAACTAAAAAGTTTTTACCATTTTGTTTTTTTTACACTAATTTTTGGTCCTTGGCCGCGTTTCTTTGTATTATTTGGATCATATTTTTCATCTTCTTCATCCGATTGAATATCTTTTGAAAGTTCCCAGAATTCTCGTGACCCTAATTTAAAGTCATTATGAGAATCAGCTTTGTACCAAAAAACTTGTTCATGTAACTTGTTAGACTTTGCATTGTTATTGATAACTAGACATTCATAGTTTTCAGTACATTGATCCATAACTTGGCAAAATGACTCAAAAGTAGGAAACATACCAGCATAATTTTCATAAATACGCTTTCTATTTGCGATATACGGTTCCCTCAAAATAAATACATAGTCGATATTTGTTCTAAGAGTTGGAGGAATACCTAGTGGATATTGCATTGTAATAATTAACATGATCTTCCAATGTCTTCCGTTCATAAATAATAAACGCATCATTTTATCTCTAGTCCAAGCCCCATCATACAAACAGTCATCTAAAATAACAAAAGCTCTGGGATCTATTGTACTTCTTTTGAAAGCTTCCATTTCTTTTTTTATTTGTTTCAAAACAGACTTTTGTCTTTTTAAAATATTTTCAATAATGGCTGTATTATATTCATTATGAATAAATAATTTTGGAACCATTTTTCCGTAAAATCCATTCCCCTCTTCTGTTCCAGCAACAACTACACCAAGAGGTATATCTTGATGATAAAATAATAGGTCTCTCACAAGAAAAGATTTACCTGTATCACGACGACCAATTAAAACCACAACTGGGCCTTTAGATTCATTTGGTTTGAAACTAATTGTTTTCATATCAAATTTTTTCAGTTCTAGAGTCATTTTTATATAATAATAAATCTTTTTTATTATTATAATACGCAATTTTATTTAGAAATAAGTTTATAAAGTTACTAAAATAAATAAGTTTAAATAATATATTATTAATATATTATTTAGCTAATGGATAATAGTATTATTAACTATGAAAAGAGAAAAAACACAGATCTTTTCAAAACATTTGAAAAAGAAGAACTAACATATTTATCAAATGTTCAAAATTATATTCCAATTTATAATAGATTTTTTATTCTAAATGAATCAAATTATAATTCTATTAATCTTAACCATGACAACTACTTAGTAGACATTAAAAATAATGTTTTAGAAAACAAAAATATTTATAATTGCGTTGTTCAAAATATAAATACAAACAAAAAAATTAAAAAACACATTTTTTTCAAAATGGCTCCTTTATTAGACCCTTTTAAATTTTTAATTGGAAAGTATAATATTAATGACCCTTCATTATATAGTTTACCATCTTTTTCTTCGAAAATGGGAACAGTTAATCCTAAAATATTAGATACCAATAACAGTGCTTATATAGATGGTTTTTTTTCGTTTTTATCTAGTTTATTAATAAAAAAATACAACTTTATTAATGGTGTTGACTACTATGGTTCCTTTTTGGCTATAAAAAAAGACTTTAAAATAAATATCGTAGATGACTTAGAATACTTATGTAAATCAGATTTTTTTAATAAAAATCAAAATAAACTCTTTAAGTTAGATGATTATAGTTTTTTATTTGAAAATATGAATCAAAACGAAACAAAAACATTACAACCAATCAAAATTCATAAAAATGATAACAGTCAAACATTATCAGTTATATCAATTGACGACAATTTATTCGAAAATATATTTGATGATTCTGTAGAGGATGTAATTCATTTAACATTAACAGACTTGAAAGACAGTTCACTTGAATTAGTAGATATTACAAGTTCGCTTGATTTCTCATACTCAAAAAATATAAATATTTCAACTATTAAGTCAAATTCAACATGTTCTTCAAGAACATCTCATACTGATGATGATAATGATGAAACATGTGATAACTGTAGTAATGACTCAAATGACTCTAACTGGGAAGATGTTGAAGATAGTAGCTATGGAAGCTACCAAGAACAATGCATTTACGCAACATTAAAAGAATTCCCTGTTCAGGTTATTTGTATGGATAATTGTGAAGATACATTTGATAACTTAATTATAAATAATGAATTAACAAACGAAGAATGGTTTTCTGCATTGATGCAAATAATTATGATTTTAATAACATATCAAAAGGTATTTTCTTTTACTCATAATGATTTACATACAAACAATGTTATGTATAATAAAACGGATATTCAATATATTTATTATTTTTATAAGAAAAAATATTATAAAGTTCCAACTTTTGGGAGAATATTTAAAATTATTGACTTTGGAAGAGCTATATATAAATTTGATGGAAAACTTTTTTGTAGTGACTGTTTTCAACCTGGTGCAGATGCAGCAACACAATACAATATTGAGCCTTATTTTAATAATAAGAAACCTAGATTAGAACCAAATAACAGTTTCGATTTGTGTCGTTTAGCTTGTTCTATTTTTGATTATGTTATTGATGACTTAGATGAAATTACCGATTTAGATAAATGTGAACCAATTGTTAAAATAATTTTTGAATGGTGTTTGGATGATAATGGTATAAATATTTTATATAAAAATAATGGTGTTGAAAGATACCCTGATTTTAAATTGTATAAAATGATTTCTAGATGTGTTCATAATCATACTCCACAGGCTCAGTTAGAAAGACCTGAATTTAATAACTATCTTTGTGATAAAAGTAAAATTTCTAATCATGAAAATATTATAAACATAGATTTAATGAATGTTTTGACAAATGAAAAATCTTAGAGTTTAAAATTTAAACTTTGTTTTAGTTTTAGTTTTTTATAAAAAGTTATTTTATTATCATTTAATAAAATGACTACAATGAAATATGGATTTATTATTACTAGAAATGTAAACTCAGAACTAACAAATAACTATTGGAATAACTGTATTATTTACATTAGAAGACTATATCCAACTCATAAAATTATAGTTATTGATGATAATAGTGACAAACAATATATAAAAAATTTTTATGAATATAAAAATGTAGAAGTTATAGAGTCTGAATACAAAAAAAGAGGAGAAATATTACCATATTATTATTTTTATAAAAATCATTTTTTTGAAAATGCAATTATATTGCACGATAGTGTTTTTATGAAAACGAAAATAAATTTTGATTATTTAATTCAAAAAAATATAAAAGTGTTACCTATTTGGCATTTTAATAATGAAAAAAAAGAAAATATATATAATACGTTAAAAATTGCAAGTAGTTTGAATAACAGTCATGAAATTTTATATGAACTACAAACAGATAAAAAATTTGATATACTCGGAAAAATAAATAATGAAATATGGAGTGGGTGTTTTGGGGTTCAAAGTATAATAAACTATAATTTTCTTGTTGAACTAGAAAAAAAGTATAGTTTATTTAATTTATTAAACGTAATTCATTCAAGAAAAGATAGATGTTGTCTAGAGAGAATAATGGGTGTCATTTTTTTTATTGAATATTTGAAAGAAAAAAAGTTAAAATCTATTCTAGGTGAAATAAAAAGTTACTGTCCATGGGGATATACATATCTTCAACATTGTGAAAATATTAAAAACAAAAAAATATTAAAATTACCAATTGTTAAAGTTTGGAGCGGTAGGTGAAAACTATCTAAAAACCAGGATTATCTGTAAAAACAGCAGGATTAACTATAACATTTTCCCCTCCTTCTTGAATGACAGGTTTTAATTGGTCTATTACAAAATTACCAACAATAACACTAAAATATACTAATAATGAGTCTCTTATTAAAAATTTTAATGGTTTGCTTTCTTTATCTATAAATCGCATTTCTATAAATTTTACAATAAAAAAAACAAAAGAAATTACACCTGCTATTACAAATATATTCATTTATTGTAAATAAGAATATTCTTATTTACAGTTTAACGCAAAAGTAGGGTTATACTAAAACTTCTATATCATTCAATAAATCATCAGAGTCTAATTTTAAATCTGGAAAATCTATATTATGAATGTCTAAATTATCTAGACTTGCAGTTTGATCATAAATTTGTATTTTTACTCTTTCTTCTTCATCACTATCATCTTGAGACTCTATTTTTCTTTGAGCATTTCTTATTGTGCTTAACTCTTCTAATCTTTCAACATTTTTAGGAGCTGTAATAAGTAACTCATTATTATTTGAATCTTTGACAAAGTCAACATTGTTAAATGATAATGTTTGTGATTTTTCACTAGTTAACTCGGGAAAAGATAATGACGAATTTTCAAAACTTTTATTAATAGGAGTAGATTCTAACTGTCTAGGTTTCTCAGGTTCTTCATTTTTTACAGGTTCGTGTTCAGTTTCTTTTATTATCTGAGGAGGTACACTTGCTTTTGTATTTTCATTCTTATTAGGATTCTCTATAACTTGTTCCTTTATTTCTTCTTGAACATCTTCTTCAATAGTTTCATCCATATATGCTTGTAAAATTGCTTCAACAGGAATACTATCTCTAACAGTATTTAAAATACATTCTTGCACTACTATTTCTAATTCACGATGATTTTTTTGAATTTGTAAAGGTTGTATATTTATTTCAAACAAATAAACATTTTTATATATTTTTCTTGCTACATTTACATAAATTTTATGAATAAAATCATCTAATTTTGGAATATTAATATCTATTTTTTTTTGTTTTTGACCTACTCTAATTGCAGATAGTAATTTTAGTTGAATAATGTGAACACATGTAACAAGATCCTCTAAATAACCACAACCACTTTTTTCAACAATTCTTTTTCTTTCTATATCTATAATATTTGCATTCCATTTTGGAATTCTGGTAATAAAATTTTGAAATGTCATTAAATACTTATCTATTTCATTGTTCTCTCTACAAAGTTTCAATGCTTCCTCAAAAATAGATTTTAATCCATCAATAATATGTGGTGTTAAAATAACTAATAGTCTAGATCCCCATTCATTTTTAGATTCATGCAAACTAGAAATATTGAAATCATCCATATTACATAAATGAAATATTTTCTAAACTATCATCTAAACTCAAAAATAAAAAATTCAAAATAAACATTATTAAAATTTTTTCACTTCTAAATTCTTTACGAATTTTATTAAAGGCAAATAATAGTTCATATCTTTTTGTTTCAGTTATTTCTTTGATATTATTTGATTTTTCTAATAAATGTATTATATCTAGTCCACTATATCCCTTTTCATATAACTTTGTTGATATATTTATTAGTTCTTCATGTTTTACTGTTTTTTTTTCATTATTAAGTCTTTGTATTTCTTTTTTCAACCATTCGATTCTTTGTCTTTTTATATCATTAAGTTTAAAAGTTTCTTCTAGATTATATTTGTATAAATTTATAATACTACCATTGTGAATAGGTTCAGATACATATATTTCACAAAATCTAGAAAGTATTGGTTTTAATAACTTATATTTATCTTCAACAATAATAAAAAATCTTGTTGTATGACTGAATAATTCAATACATCTTCTTAGTGCAGACTGAGCGTCAATTGTTAACTTATCTGCATTTAGTAATACTATACTTTTGAAAATATCACCTCCGTTTGAATTAATATGTGTTTTTGCAAAAAACTTTAACTCTTCTCTTATAAACTTGATACCTTTTCCATGTGCACAGTTAACATACATAACAAATGATTTTATTCTATCTTTATCGTTATTATAAATAATATTAATAAATTTATTTACAATTGTTCTTTTTCCAGACCCAGATTGACCATGAAAAATAATATTAGGTATTTTATGTATAGAATGAAAGTATTTTAACTTTTCTATTATTTTTTCATGTATATTTATCATTATTAGAGATTTTTAAATAACTAATTTTATTTTTATATAATAATATACGTAATATATAAAAATAATATATTTTTAATTTTCATTTGTTATTTTTATTTTGAATAGGTTGCACTTTTAACTATTCGTTTCCAATAATTTTCTTTTAGTCTGTCATATTCAAAAGTAGTGAAAGTAAAAATTTCTATTTATTCTTGGAAAACATTATTTCTATTAAATTTGTAATTTTTATTGAGGTAACAACACCATATTGCAATTTTTTCAAAGTTATGACACATGCAATATTTAATATAAGTTATAATTTTTAATTCATACTAGCAAATCAAAACAGTTATGCATTTGAAACATAATTACAATCAGTAATACTATAAATAAATTGTCTACATTTTATAGTCAAATTAAAAAATGTTTTTATAAGTATTAGTATCTTAACTCTAGATACTTTTTATATAAATTTAAAAATAATTCATATGACATATTTGGTAGCAAACTAGAGTTCGGCATCGTTAAAGAACATCCTCCTGATTCTAAAACACTTACATCAAATTTCATAATTTTTTGGTCTAACGCAAAAAATACAATTTTTTGAATTTCTTCTATGTTTTCCTTTTTTATATGTAAATGTATGGATAATTTATTTGGTGTCATTCCAAAAAATAAACAAGTTTCAACTATATATTGAAAGTCATCAAACGTTAAAGACCCACAAGTATCAGACAAACATATCTCATTTACATTCAAATTTTTATGATAATTCAATATTTCATTTATTATAAAGTCATTATCTATTTTTCCTTCTATTGGACATTCGTTAATACATGATATATATAGTTTTGTATTAAAAAAACCATTATTTTCATCTGCATCCAATATTTTGAATATTTCAATCAATTCTTTTTTAGTATTATGAAGGTTCATATTTATATTTTTTTTCTGAAAACTTTCTGATACTGATGTTGCAAAAGAAAAATTTTTGATGCCATAGTCATAACCATCTACAAATTTTTTTTTATTAGGTGTTAATAAAAAATGGTTCATACTAAGATTTGAAGTATTTTTGAAATCTTCTACATAGTCAAATAATTTTAGTGAGTCTTTCATTACAGGCATAATTTTACTATTTACAATAGAACCTATTTCTATATTTTTAGGATTATAGTTAAATAATACATTATGATATATATCAATTTTGTCTTTTATTGTAAATTTTTCTTGATGCTCTTTTGTTAGACCCTGAATTCCATCTCGTAATGATACATCAAATAATATTGGTAATAAATTATTTATGTTAATATAAAATTTATTTAATTTTTTAGGTAGTTGTAGCATTTGTTTTTTCATTTAACTATAATTATTACACTTTATATTTTTAAGTATGTTTGAAATATTTAATTTATGGAAAATTATAATATAGAAGTAAAATCATTATTCAAGTTATAATAAAGAAATGAACACATTTTTTTTTGATGATAGATATATTAACAGTTTATATAATTCAAAAGTAAAATTACCGGAGTCTTATTTTAGAAAATATGAATATTTACCAAATTGTCCGATCAAGTCTTATGACTATAGTTGGGGCTATCGTGATTTTCCAAGAAACTGGTGTGTTTTAGACTTTTATTGAGTGGACAAAAAAACATAATATACAAAATATTGACCATTTAGGTTATACATGTGACTCTGATCCTGAATTAGAATTTATAACTTGCAATGAAAAAACAAAACTTCAATATCCTCAATATGACTTACATTCAATTCCTAGCTATTTCAAAAATAAATTTGATTTTTTCATATTTAATCAAACATTGGAACATTTATATAATCCTTTTGAAGCTGTTAAAAGCATTTTCAATGTTGTAAAACCTGGAGGATATGTTTTTACTTCTGTACCAACATTGAATATTCCTCATTTAATGCCTTCACACTTTAGTGGTTTTACACCTATGGGGCTAGCCATGTTATTTAAAACTGCAAATTTCGAAATTATTGAAATTGGACAATGGGGAAATTTAAATTATATTCAAAAATTATGGAGCACACACTCTTGGCCTGGATATGACGAATTACAAAATAATAACTATGTATCAAATGAAGAGAGAAATGCATGCCAGTGTTGGATTTTGGCTAAGAAAATATAATGTTAAACATCATAAAAGTGTAGAAGTATTTTATTTTATAAAATAAAATATTTAATAACAATTCAAATTTAAACTGTTGAAGTTAAACTATGAGTATATGGATTCTCTCTAAATGCTGTTAATAAGTCTGGACTTATTCTTTCACAAGCAATATTATGATATTGTTGAGGTGCTCTAATTTCACCATATATTTCTTTTGACATTGGCATTTGTGGCATATTTGTTGGAACCCACATTCTGGTATTATCACGATCTGAATCTAGGCGTGCAATATTAACATTCATTTGTTGATTATAAATATTTGCATTTCCGTGATTTGTTCTATTTACAACAGATATTTCTTTTGTTTCGTTATTTGTTTGAGCATAAGCAGCACTATAACTCATGTTTCCCCATCCGCTTGATGCTCCACTACCCGCATTACCTGTATAACTGCATTCTGTTGTATCTCTTTGGTTAAAAACAGGTTGTTGTTTATTTGTTTGATAACCCCCCCCTTCTATTTGTCGACCAACATAAAAGTTAGGTGTATATAATGTGGTTTCTTTTATAGTAGTTGGTGTAACGTCATTTGGATTTAATACGTAACTATCTGGGACGGATGAACCGCCTGTTCCATAAACACGATAATTGGATGTAAATTCTTCTCTTCTTGTAGGACTTAACACATCCATTATTGGTGCCATTACTGCTCCAATTGCACGACTGAATCCACTTCTTAATGTATCTGGTTGTCTTACACTCGCCCTGTTATTTACGTAGTTTGTGTGACTTCTTAAGTAATTTTCTTTGTCTGTATGATCTCCTCTATTCATCGCAGTAGAAGGACCTATGTCACAAACAGGTAACTCATCTCTTTTGGGTTCTTCATAAGAAGTTGGTACATAATTCGCGACACGTTCATTTGGAGCGGCAACTCCCGCATATGCTTGAGTAGTTGTCATACGAGTAGTTGAATGAACTTCTTCAATTGGTCTAAGCATTTGTCCTTTCTCCTGGCCTGTAGTTGTTAACCAACGATCTTGATTCTGAATAAAAAATGTATCAGGATTGTATTTTTCAACCTTTCCAATAATTCCTACATTTTGAACATGTGAGTAAGATGGTCCTTGATGATCATTTAAAGAGTATTCTATTTTTGGGTTTGTGGAAACACGCATTTCATCAACAGTTTTAGGTAACCAAGAATTTCTTGATTCCATTCCTGAATTATATCCTCCACTTCCTTCAGTACCATAACCTTGATTTAATCCAGGTCCAACGTATTCAGATTCAAATGGTTTTACATTACTACTTTTCATACCTGGATTAACTCGTGATTGATAAAAATCACTACTATTTGGCGCACCATAAGCCCATTGCATATTTTCTTGAGGTTTAAATAAAGGAGCTTGTTCTATTTTTTTTATTGTTTGAGATCCTGAGCCATTCATATTATCCAAAATTGACTCCGCATTATTGTTATTATAAATTTGACCTTTTATTTTACCACCATAAAATGGTATCATATTATTATGTTTGAAATCTGTCTTTGCAAGATAATCACCTGTTAATGAGTATACTTGTTGAATATTATTTCCGACATGTTTTCCTGTATTTTGGTTTTTTTCATAAATGTTCTGATCAAAATACTTATCTGTTGCTACATTCGGGTTAACATATTTTTGAACAGTATCAGTAAGTTGCAACTCATTTGTTAAAGGATAATTTTGTGGTGGTGTATTTGTATTAGGTAAGTAGTTTGGATTTGCACCCATGTTTGTAAAAAGTTCTTTTTGTTTTTCTCTATTTAATTTTTTTGAAGATTTATTTTGATTAGAAGCTACATATAAACCTCCTAATGCTAAAATTGGGATTGCAAGTTCCATTAATTATATATATAAAGTATTATATTTTTATATACAATACTTTATTGATTTACAGTTTATGATTATATGTGTATTTATTTATTATTTATTATTTTTTTATTGGTAATGGAAAAACGTCAGAAGCATTTGAAAAACATGGTAACTTTTTTACAAAATAATCTTTTTCTAAAATTCTAGTATTTAAATTATTTTGAAAAGTCATACATGTATTTTCTTGTGGATTTAATGGAAGAGTATACCAATTTACTTGTTCAAGTTCTCTAGCTGTCCATGCTGGCATTACTGCTCTTGATTCTTCTGTATAAAGTGATGAGTTTGTTGGGTATTGAATAGGTTTTGAGTTTACAATAAATTTACTATATTCATCTTTTCCTAAACAATCTCTACTTATTCGCCTATTCACACCTCTAAGTTCACTTTCTAAATCTATTGTGTTTGTCATTAAATTACCACCCCAACCCTGAATTCTTATATGTGGATCTTCCATATAAGAAGGTTTCTCCCCGTTTCCAGGAACATTTAAAACCCATCTACCTGGGTCTGTTGATTGTTGTAATTGTTTTTCTACTCTACACGGGTCATCATGAAATCTTGTAAATGACATTATATTATAATTATATGATATTTTTATTAGTAAAATTAATATTTTAATAATAAAACTTAAAATCAATGTTTTATTAATAGTTATTATGGAAATGACTATCACTGAAAATGATAAAACCCCTACGATATGTTTGAATATGATTATAAAAAATGAAAGCAAAGTAATTACACGTTTACTTGACTCTGTTTATAATTTTATCGATTCTTATTGCATTTGTGATACAGGATCAACTGATAATACAGTAGACTTAGTGAAAAATTATTTTAAAGAAAAAAATATTCCTGGCAAAATTGTATTTGAACCATTCAAGGATTTCTCACATAATAGAAACTTTGCTCTCAAAAATTGTATAGGTATGTCTGATTATATATTACTTTTAGATGCAGATATGGTTTTTAAATGTAAAGACTTTGATAAAAAAACTTTATTATTAGGAGATTCATTTTCTATTTTACAAGGTAGTGAAGAATTTTTTTATTATAATGTTCGAATCGTTAAAAATAATGGTTTGTATAGTTATTTTGGAGTTACTCATGAATATATAAATACTCCTTCTAATAATGTAGGCGTTAATATTGAAAAGGATGCTTTGTTCATTCATGATATTGGTGATGGTGGTTCAAAAAGTAATAAATACGATAGAGATGTTGCTCTATTAACAAAAGGTATTGAAGACGACCCGAAATGTGAAAGATATTACTTTTATTTGGCAAATACATATTTTGATTCTTTTAAAAATGAAGAAGCAATTGAACTGTATAAAAAAAGAATAGAATTTGGTGGTTGGCAACAAGAAGTTTGGTACAGTTATTTTAGAATTGGTCATGCATACAAAAGAATGGGTAAAATAAGTGATGCAATTTACAGTTGGTTAGAAGCATATAATTATTTTCCTGATAGAATTGAAAATTTATATGAAATTATTAGTCATTATAGAGATATTGGTAAATGTAAGTCTGCTTTGTTATTTTATAACTTAGCTAAAAGTATTTTAAATAAAAATCTAAAGTGGGAAGATTATTTATTTCTTCAAAATGATATTTATACATATAAGTTAGAATATGAGTATTCTATTATTGCATGTTATATAGATGTTCATAATATTAGCAAACAAGTTATTTCAGTATTGAATCACTGTAATGAAGATTATATTATCAATAATTTATTATCTAATATGAAGTTTTATAAGGATGTTTTGAAACCTATCAAAAATCATAATATCAGTAATTCATTAAGTCATTTGATAAATGATGAGTATATACAATTTAAGTCGTCTTCTACATGTATTATTCCTAATAGAAACACAAATGGTTATTCTATGAATATCAGGTTAGTTAATTATAGAATAGATGAAAATGGTTATTATCATGACTGTGATAAACATATAATTAGTATTAATAAATTTGTTGAACTAAATAATAATTTTAAAATAGTATTTCCAGAAAATCATACTATACATATTACAAGAAAAATAAGAGATAATCAAACAACAGTAGATTCTATAGAAGGAGTTTATAATAATAAAATAAAATCAATTAAGGGTGTACAAATAGAAAATTTAATTAGTTTTACATTATTTTAATCTTTTGCTCTAATTCTTCTTAAAGTAACTTTTTCAACAGTAGGTCTAGATTTATAAATTTCTTCAACCATAGCAGATGCTTTAACACCATCTCCAATAATTTTAGATAAAGTAGCTTGAATATTTTCTTTCT